TGATCTTTTGTGGTTGGTCCAAACTAATAAACTCAATCAGGTTTCCGTTCAGATGGTATTCGCTGTTTGATTTGTTGTGATATTGCTCGCTGTATAGATTGTGTTTACGGAGAATATCAAAGAAGTCACGCATAACAGACGACCGAACTGCTGGGAATGTCTTACGAGCAATCGTTATTGTCTTGCCTTTATTTCGATAGCAATAGTCAAATATTATCCATAGCAGAATGTTGTAGGTCTTACCTGACCGTGTGCCGCCTTGCTCAACAATTATCTTTTGGTCTGACTTCTTGAGATGTGTAAAGACTTTATTTACCCGAATCTGACCATTCGCCATCCTCTATAATTTGGAAGGTCTGAATGCCTTCGTGTGAAATCTCTTGACGTTCAATGTAACCGCGTTTCTTGCCTTTGGTTTTTAGGTAGAAAATTGTGGCAGCAGCCGAGCCATCTTTTATCTGCTTGTGCAGTTGTGATTCCGCAAAGTCCAAAGCTACGTTTTCAATGTCTCTAACTTTTTCGGCAAAGTCTTGGTCATCTTTAAGCCAGCCGTAGAAGGTCGTGCGCCCAACTCCTTGATTTTTGCAGGCGGTTGTTACAACGCCAAGTGAATGTTCAAGGGATTCAAGAACTGCCTTTTTATGTTGTTCGGTTTTGTTCATACTTTTTTCCGTTTATCTTGATTTGTAAGCTATCGTCTAACTTCATCATTCGGTCTATTATCACTTGGCAATATTTAGGATCTAATTCCATACCATAGCACTTGCGTTTGAGTTGGTGTGCTGCTACCATAGTAGTTCCAGATCCTAAAAAAGAATCATATATGATTGAGTATTGATGACTCAGGTTTGACAAGTAATGACTTGCAAGTGGTATCGGAAATGTTGCTCCGTGTGCGCCTTCAGTATGAGAGTTGTTTCCTACCGCTGATGTATATACATTACTCATCTTGCCTCTTTTAAAATTTGATGTTCGGATGCTTCTTTTAGGGTTTTCCTCGCTATCAAATAAATACACAAATTCAAAAGCACTACTCACTACTTTCTCAGCCATAGCAGGAGCGGGATTTGTTTTGTTCCATATGAGAACATCAATAAAGTGATTTTTAAAATGATTCAACCATTCTATTAGAGAGACTTTATTGTTTGTCAGCGATTGTATGTTTATTGCTTGAACATCTGAATATATCATAGATGTAGAATGAAAGTCTTTTAATAGACCTAAATAATCTTCTTCGGTTTGGTCATCTTCATATACATCATAAGCATTGTCCTTGCCTTTAAAAGCACCATTTCTAAGACCAACACTTTTCCCTAAGTTGTATGGAGGAGATGTAAAAAGCAGTTCAGCCTTCTCTCCATTCATCAACTTAGCCACCTGATCACTATCCGTTGAATCTCCACAGAGTAATCTATGCTCTCCTATCTCAATCAAATCTCCAAGCACTACATCAACCTGCATATTGTCAGGTTCTGTGTAATCATCTTCTTCAGCCTCAAGTTCAGTATCAAAAGGAAAGCCATCCAATCCCCAATCCTCAAGTTGAACTGCATCCCATTCGTTCGCTAACAAATCCCAATCCCATTCTCCAAAACCTATATTATCCTTGACGATAAATTCCTTCTGCTGCTCGTCGGTTAAGTCGCTCGCCTTGATGATAGGCACTTCTTTTAATCCTGCTTCCTTACAAGCCTTTAAACGCATATTGCCGCCTAACACTATCATATCATCGTTGACTACAATCGGGCGCAACTCAAGCATCTGAGGAAACTCCTTGATTGACTTGACCAGCTTCTTAAACTTGTCATCCTTTATCAATCGCGGATTATTCGGATTGGTCTTGACTTCTGCTATCTTAACTTTTTGCATCTTCTTCGTATGTTGAATAAACTTGATCTAAATCGTTTCGCCATTGCTCCCATTGTCTTGGCGTGCAAGTGCAGGGCTCGTGATATCGATGACCAAAAACGACAGCGTGAATCTGAGCAATCGCTGGGTAGACCTCAGTCAAGTATCGATTCTTATCCTGCTTGGTAATATCCTTCAATTTTGTCCATTGGTTGTATTGCCCTTCGGACATACATTTAGTGGGCTTATGCCGATCGTTTGGAAACATCTCATTCAGCTTTTCCTTTCGAGCGTCACATCCGCAGTCCTCTCCAGCCAACCACTTGACCGCCTTCTTGATACCTGTGGCTTCAGTTATCTTTTCAATCGTGTCACCAAGTCCTTTACTCGGTGCTTTTCTTTTCCTTGTAGGCTTCGTTGATTTTGCTCTTGGCATTTCTCAAAGTGTTAAATATTGAAGATGCGCTGATGCGCGTTTCTTTGGCTAGTTTTCTAATCGACAGGTCTTCGTCGTGATACAGTTCAAAAAGTTTCAAATCATACCAATTCATTTGGTCTTTTGCTTGATCGATTACCTCCAATTTCTTGGCGTATTCTGATTCAAATTCAAGGTCAATATCTGACGCTTTCAATGCTTGAATTGATTCGATTGAAACCATCTGAGTTCTTTTCTGTATGCGCTGAAGGTCGACGATAAGGCTGCGAATTATTGTATAAACGTAAAAACCAACGATTTGATTTGGGTTTTCTTTGTCAATAAGCCGTTCAGGATTCTTGATTTGAGACAGCTTGATATACATTTCCTGCACAATGTCTTCCGAATAATGTCCAGCACCTAGATTTTTCGCCATTACAACCCAATCGTTATGACGGCTGGTTGTGTATGGAATATCAAGCAAGTTCATTCCAAGTCATTTCGATTGAAATAACGCCAATAAATATTTGAAAGGTGGCCCTAAATCCCTCGTCCGTTTCAAAGTGAAAGTAATTAGCGCCGAAAATTAAGCCGTATATAAGGCCAATTGAAACTATCATTTTGGCAATAATACGAAAAAAATCATTCGATAGTTGCGTTTCGCAGTATTTTAAAGGCGTAATTTCGAACCTTTGTCTGTTCATATGGCTCAAGAGCATTAAACTCCTTAGAACGGCTTAAATGGATTCCGTACTTCAAACCCAACTCTGCTGCCATTCTTGTGTATTTGCTCTGGCTCAAAACAATTGTGATTGCGGATTTATATTAATCCACGCCTCATCCGTTAGCTTGTCTTCCTTTTTGACATCTTCCTGATAATCAAACTCAATATCAGCGTTACCCATTTTGCTAAATTTGTCGATCTGCCTTTCTGCTGCTTCCACGCGGCCCAGCAACTTAAGATTCTTCTCGCGCATCTTGCGGAGCGTCACCTCTATGTTGTCAAAGTATTCGATGAACTTATGATCTGGTTTGTTTGTCAGCGTTTGGTTTCTCATTATGGTTACCTGCGCCAATGCCTTGACGGGATCAAATTCTAAATCTATCATTTTCATATCATTTCTTAATTTGAATTAATCCTTCTTTCATTCCCAGCGAATCTACGTTGTAATATCGCTGCTGCTTTCTGTCGTAGAACAATCGAAACTTACCTGTCTTGCCTACACCTTTTGGCTTGGTCTTTTGAACGTAGACGTCCCTTACATTGTAATAGTTCTGAACGCTATGTTCCATTTCTTTATCTCCTGCATTTGCCATCTGCACTTGCTTTGTTTGATGCGGCTCATAAAGTAATATCATCTGATATCCCTTACGTCCGAACTGCTGACCATATGCCCATTCGTCCTTTTTGTTTGGTGGCGTCCATAGATACCATTCTCCGTCATCATCTTTTTCGCGGATTTCTTGCTTGTCGTTTGCGTGATTTGTTAGTATCGTCAGATAGTTCTTTTTCTTTGTCCAAGCAATTAACACATCAAGTTCGTTCTTTACGATGTTGGCTGTTTTGCTGCCGCCGATTTCGATGTCTAGTTCGTTAAATGGATCAATTAGAACGCCGTCAAATTGGCCGCCTAATCGATTCTCTTCGTAGTTGACTGCATCGAAGAAGTTGGTGATATTCATTTGAAGATCGTTTAAGTTCTCCTTCCAATGCTCGGTTGGATCAAGTATTCGAAAGTGCTGGTTGAGCCAAAACATAATTTTATCAAGTCGGTCTTCCGACATTGGATTTTCGCTGTCGTGTTCCAGCGTTTCACCTGCCGCAAGTTTCTCAACCATCATTTCAATGATCTCATATTTGTCGCCTGTTTCGGGCGAGAGGATCAACCACCTCCAGCCGTGCATTAACGATGCGTTCAAAATAAGGTCAAATGTAAACTCTGTCTTTCCTGCGCCGCCTACACCTGCTATCATTATGGGATAACCTTTTTTAAGGCTGATGTATTCGTTGGCGTTGGGCCACGCTGTGTCAAGTCCTCGTTTACGGTTGGTTATCCGTCGTTGCTTGATTTCTGTCAGCACCTGAAGCGGCGCTGTCGTCATTGCTTTGTTCATTCGTAATTTGTTTGTATTGTTTAATATATTCAAATATAAATTCTTTTGCGTAATCGTTCTCGCAAAGAAATGCTCCAATCAGGCTCAACCCCTGTTTGTTGAGCGAATTACATATCAGCTTATTAGCTTTCGCCATTATGATGATGTAGTTGTCTGCCTCGCTCAACTGCTGGGCTAATGCTCTTCGCTTGAGCCTTGCGGTTATTATTGGATTCTTCATAAATTTTTAATCGATTGATTCACGTTTATATAGCCGACATACTTTTCTCTGTCGCTTTCGTTTTGAAACTCAGTGGTGGTTGGTAATATTCGCCAAGACCATTTAAAGTTGTATCCAACTAACGTTAATTGACTGATATCAAACACATAAATCACTTCACGCATTTGAACCAGATACATAAACCTAAAGTTGTTTGCCACAGCATACATTTGATTAAAACTGTATTTGTCAAATTCAATCATTGTGTCGGCATAAAACTGATTTCGGTGCTTGATTTCAAAGATTGCTTTTGAATTGTAAGCATCAAACCTGCTGTACTCTTGTTTGCTGATTTGAATTTTGTCATCCGTACATCCATTCAGCTTTTCAATAATATCTATTTCGCGCTGCTTCAAAAGTCTTTAGATTGCGATCGGTCGAGTTGATATTTGCCCTTCGGCTGGATGGTTTTTAGGTGAGGAATAACTCCATTCGCTTTTGACTTCCAAACCTTGATTGGTTTATTGTAGCCGTCCTTCCAACCATTCTCTACCCATTGATCGAATTTTAGTTTGGCGTGAGATGGATCAACGTTTGCTTGCTTGGAAACACAATAATCAACAAACTCCTCAACTGATGGTATTATCTTCTTCTCTTCTCTCTTCTTCTCTTCTCTTATGGCATTGCCTTCGCTATGCGCTCGCATTGCGCTCGCATTGCCACCCCATCTTTTTCGCGCTGACGCTGAGTTTTTCGCTCTTGTTTCGGTGAAGATTTCAAGCTGCTCGTCAAGGAATTTAATACTTATCAAATCATCCTCAACTTTGATTATTTGGTGCTTTTTTAGTTCGATTAACGGCCCTTGATTGCCGCCACATACTTTTTGTAAAGCTAAAGCATAGGGCAGATCTCCGACTCGAATCCAATAAATGCAGCACAACTCAATGAACATTGCTCGCGTATTGAAGCTGCACATCTGAATTTTACCGTTATCCCATTCGCTGGGCTCAAATTTAAAATAAGGTAATTCCTTCGCCATTTCGTTTGTTTGTTTGTTTGTTTTTTACAAAATTAATTTAAATTGTTTTCTGCTTGGCTCGCTAAACTTGTTAAAAGTATCATTATACTTAGGTTTATATGTAGCAATTAAAAAAGCCTCAAGCCCTTCTACCATACTTTTCTGAACTTCAAAAAAAGCAAAATAAACAGATTCTTGTTGTTTATTATTAAACACTAATATATCACTTTCTTTCGTCCATACAGATTTGTACATAGTATGAAATATATGGTTTATCAGTCTGTTTCTTACACAACGCGTGCTTTTACCTATATAAATAATTTGCTGTTCTGCATTGAAAAGAAAATAGCAACCAATCATATCTGACTCTATATATGGCAATGGATAATTTTTATCCGATGGATGGAACTCATTGCGATGCATTCGATGTTGACGCCAATCCTCAATATCTAGTATTCCTGAAAAATTATGTACTCTATAATCTACCATAAAGAACGGTTTGTATGGCTGATTTTTGCGTTCAATTATACTTTGCATTTTATTAAGTTAATTTAAAGTTTATAGCTACCAGCAAGCAAATCCTTCACCTGCTCAGTCAGCTTGTAGATTTCGGTTTCGGTGTTGGTATGTTTGGCTGTCCAATACGAATCAAGAACTATTTTAACGCTGTGAATTACTGTTGCGTGAGTTTTGGGTTTGCCTGTGGCTATAATCTGACCAATTCGACCTAAGGAGTAATGCGTGTTTTCTTTAATTAGATACGTTGCAACTTGCCGCGCAATTACAACTGATCTGTGCCTGTTCGCGCTCAACATAGTTGACATTGGAACGCCTGAAAGGTCTGAAACAGTTCGCAATATTCTATCTGTTTTCACCTTGTCGCTGACAAAGTCATCATATATTACTTTGGTGTGCGTTAGCTTTTCAAGCTGGTCTACAACCGCGTCGTAATTTAGCCTCGCCTGCCGCAAAGCCTCCGCGAATTGCGGAAGCTGAATGCGTAGTTCTTCTATTTCATCAGAATGGTAAGTCATCGGCTGGCTTATTTTCGGCGTTAGCGGTTGCTGGCTTGACCTCCTGACGTTCAGGCTTCCAAGTGTCTTGCTCCATATAATGCCCTCCACTTTTGGATTCTTTGAGCGTCCAATTTGACCAGCCCGTTTCTGTTGCGGCCTTTTGCAATACATCTAAATCTTTCGGCCCAAAGCTGATCTTGGTCATTGTACCATATTGAGTTTCGACTGTTTTTATTCGGCCTAAGAATACTTTTTCGTTTTCCATTTTTACTGATTTTGATTGTTAAAGTGCTTTCAATTTTTGAATTAATGTAGGTGAAACATCATACTTCGCTGTGATCTTGGCAATGTCGCCGCCGTCCATTACGAACTCTCGCGCCTTGATCCATTCCTCTGAAGGCACGGGATATCCATCCCTAATAACATCGCGGAGTAGTTTAGGCTTCGCCGCCTTTACTTTGGGCTTAGAAATCTGCTCGCCTGCTGCGTCTATATCTTTGTCAGTGACTAATCCAAGCGCGCTGCTTAATGCGTATCTGCGGATGTAGGTGATCGCCGATCCTAAAACCTGAAAGTCGTTCATACCTTTAAGCTGAACGCCTTGTGGGATGTTGGCTTTTGACTCTCGCATCTCTCCGCTTTCAACGTGAAAGATTGTAGTTATAATACTATGCTCGTGAAGTTCCTGCATAAACCCAAGCCCGTGCTTTTTCATAAGTGGATTGATGACTTTGAATATAGCGGGCAAGTCGGCGTATGTATAGCCGTAGCCTTGCGTTGCTTTGTGGATTGTGGGGCATTCCTGCTGAAACGCTGCCAATGATTGGAATAGATTTACCATTGTTTATTTGTTTTTAAGTTTGTCGATTGCTTCGAAAATGTGCCCTTTTCTCTGGTCAATATTTTTGAGACAATAATCGATTATAATTGGTAGGTCATCGACCATCGTGTGCATATTAAATGTGACCGTGCCGTTTGTTCCCTCCATATGAAGTTCTCCGTCTGACGCCCAGATTGTCTGAATGTCGTAAAAATACATTGTTGGTTTATCCATTTTGAATTTGATGTTTAATGTTTACGATTTGTGAATGCGTAGGCACTTTGCCCTCCGCTAAGTTATAAAGAAATTGATTGAACGCATATCTATTCGGATACAGTTCGCAGTACACATTGGCTACCAACAGGTAGTCGTCGTGTTGCAGGTGATTGTGCTTCTTGAGCATTTTAGCGATTATCGTTTCTAACTTCATAGTATGAATAATGATAAAAGTAATACTGCTACTATGATCGCGTTGATCACCAATTCGTGTTCTAGGCCGTCATCTCTCATTATTTCCAATTTGCTAGTTTGGTCATTAAAGAGTTTGAATGGTTTTTTTCGCGATACGCGCAAAGAACAGTATCCAGATGCTCATTGGCTTTAACCTCTTCAATTCGTGTGTTTACGGTTTCGCTGACGTAGTGGTTAGGTTGCTCGTCTCGCAGTCGGTTGAATTGGCCGATCCAATAGTTAAAATCTTGGTCAGCTTCTGTGTAGTAAGTGCCGTTGCATCCGCATCGGCAGCTATCGCTGAGGCCGTAGTAAATTTTAGTGATTTTCATATCTGTTTGTGTTTGTTTCATTTGACAAATATAACATAAAATGTTAATAAACCAAACAACTTTTATAAAAAAGACAAAAAAAAAGGGCAATCCTCTCGAACTGCCCCAAACAAACAAACAAATGAACGGTCTTTAATCTGCCAGCGTAGGCAGAAAGTCTTTTATCATACGGTTGATAAACCGCAAGTTCTCTTTTTTAATGCGTTGAAGCATTATCTTATCTTCTGTCGCGCCTTTCCCGGCGTTGACCTTTGCGTTCATCTCAAGCAGGTAATCTTTTACGATCTCCTTCCACTCATCGACCGTGTACTTCATATTGCGAATTTAACTAAAATATATGTGTCAGCCGGGCAATTTGTCCGTGATCCTTCGAATGTATAAATGCTTCAATCGCTTTTGGCGCGTGCTGATAACCATTTCTGTGATGCCAACTATCTGTGCCTGAAGGGCTTCGCAAGCTTTCAACGGTAACACCTATGTGATCGTTTTTTATCTTGTGATGCAAATGGTGTATATAAAAGTATCGATGCTTTGTTTCCGACCAATCATTCGCCGACTCTTGGGCCATCAACAACGGTAGTTCGCCAACCTTCGCGCCATCACCGTGAGTGGTTCCGATTAAGCTGCTTCCGTACTTGTAATATTTCCGGTGACTTATTGATGTGTTGAAGGTGACGCTTTCGCATTTGTGAAACCAGCTATTTATTGTGTCGGCAAAATAAAAGCCGCTCATATAATCGTGATTTGAAGGATCATATTGAACGCGTACCGGAGCAATAGGTATCAACATTTCGATCACAGAAACAATGGTTTCCTTTGCTTTTAAAAATGCTTCAAACCACATCCCATCCGTATCTTGAGGCGTGCCTGCCGTTGTCTTTCTCTGCGGATTATCGATGTGCAAAATATCGTTACCAATTACAAAAAGTATTTGATCAATTTCGAAACCTTGTGCTTTTGAAATCAACCCAGAAACTCCTTGCAGAACTCTTTTGCGCGCTGTCTTGATGTTGTAATTATCACCTGACTCATACGCAACCGCCAGCTTTCCGAAATGAATATCTGCTGGATCAATTATCAGCAAGTGTCCCTCTTTATGTTTTGCGTATTCCAGCTTGGGATAAATGGGCGCGTGCTTTTTCATCTCAGAAACTATTGAATCTCGAACGTCATCGTATGACTTCTGGTTAGGCTTGCTAAAAATGCTGAAGTTCTTTCCCTTAAACCAATAATGCTTAACGTCGTGTACAGGAAGCCCTTGCTCCTGGCACTCCCTCGCCAACGCTTTGTGCTGCGTTCGAATCTCTTTTAAAATGTCAAATTCTTGGCTTGTGATTCTTGGCCTAATGGTCTTCATACCGGTAAAGATTAAATTCTATGCGAGGATTGTCTTTGTCTAATTTTCTATGGGCAACTATCTCAACGCATTTGTTGTCGTTCTTGATCGCTCCTGCTTTTTGGAGGCAGTCAAGTATGACTTTCAAACTGTTGTCAAGGTCTGCGCGTCTTGATGGATAGTAAACTGTAAGGTTTATACCAAACTCACAGTCGAGCATTTCAGATGCTTTATACTGCATCGCAAACGATGCCTCGTATGCTTTTAGGTCTTTACCTTTTGCGAGCGAGCAACGGCTGCCTAAACGTATAATACGATAGCAATTTGATTTGCTTGGTACGTTGCCTATTATAGTGGTTTGATCAACTTCCAAATGACTCGGATTGCAATGTAAATAATTGCTAATATAACGAATAACCAAATTAGGCGTTTAGAATGTTTTTCAATTTGCTCTAAGATGGTTTCTTTTCTTACAATGATCTGCTGATAAGGTACAGATACAGTTTTATAAATCGTGTCAGCCGCGCAAGTTCCGCTGAGATATACCGTATCATTTTGACGATAGTATTGGATTCGAAGCCGATCTTGAAATATAGTAACAGTATCACCATCTTTAGTTTTGAATGCTGTATCAACTTCGATAGCTTCCGTTGTAACCTGAATTGTGTCATATAAAGTGTCGTTTTGGATTAGTTTTGGATACAGAATCGTCAGCTTTTCAATCTTTCGCTCTGCCCTTCGAAACTTCTTTTCCATTCGATGCTCCAACGAGCAACTGCTTAGAACCAATATTAAGGCAATTAGAGGCCCTCTCATCGGTTATCTTTGAAGTTTGTATAGATAGTTCTACCATTCGATTTTGAAGCCCGTAGAACCTGCTTTCTGTTGCCCTCAGATTTGTAAGAAACGTGAACCCAACTTGGATTCTCCATTGATCCAAATTCAAATATCAGTTGGTCGAATTCTAGATGGTCGTAGATGTACCAAAAGATGTCCGCGTTTGATGGATAACCTCTGCCGTCATTGTCCAGATCAAGTGCTTCGCCTTTGCAATGCTGTGAAGTTGCTACATATTCGCCTTTGATTATCTTGTGCGCTCCACCTATTGCTTTGTTTAGGTCTTTACTTCTGTATCCACTACTCACGAAGATAGGTTTGCCGAAATGCTCTCTGATAGGCTGAAATACATTGTTAGCTAACTTGATGAGATTCGTTAAATGCTCGCCTTGTGGCTCATTGTCGATACCTTTGCGTGTCGCTGTCAGGCTTTTACTGACTTCTTTGAGCGTAAGATTAGCACTAATTTCCATTCGATGGATTTCGTTTTGAAACTCGTTTCTTTGCTGTCTGAACGATGCGCTCCTCAAGTCGAGCGATTGTAGCCGACTGCGTCATCAAGACGCCGTTCATCTTTTCAAGTTGGGTTCGCAACTCTTGAATCTCAACGCGTAACCCCTCAATGATTTCTTCATTTTTCTTGACAATTGCGGACGCCTGCAAAGTCTGAACGATAAACGCCCCGATGCTCTTACCTTTCCAAATTAAGCCACCCAATGATATTGCCATCAACACCGTGACTATTCCATATTCACCGATCAACTCGGCCACTCCTTCGATCACTTCCACTTTTTTGAATTTTTTTAATAAATCTGCGCAACTTTATTATGTTGCGTTTCTTTGGTTCATACGTTTGTTTCACAGCACCCATCCACAGAAATTATTGTCGGTTGCAGGGTTGACATCGCTATTTGTGTTGCTTGAATATTCAGGGAACAAGTTGGAATTGCTACATAGATAATCAACTAAACGATTTGAATAGTATACAGCGAAGTCTCGTTCTTGCGAAACTAAACTGTCAACATCTGATTTGTCTAATGCTGTGGCATTCTCAGGTTGATGTCTGTAAATACCTCCGTTACCTATTGTCACGCTACCCATTGGCAGGAACTCAACTAATGACCAATGGATTAAAGCTGGCTTTACCCAATCAGTAACAAGCGATAGGTAGTTTCCTGCAAGTGTTCCAGCAATAATATCGGCCTGTATCTTCTCAAGTAAGTCAGTTCCAAGCAATCGCTGGATATGCATATCCTGTGATATCGCTATATACTGCACATATTTGTCGCTGTCTACTGTAGTTAGGTTGGAATACCTCAGTACATCTTCTGTCTTTATGAGTAATGCTTTTGCCATTTTTAACTTGGATAACGTCCATTATTCTTCATATCTCTTGGTGCTTTTGCAGCATCCTTTCTGCCTCTTGGCTTAGGTTCGTATGACTTTGGAATTGATGCAACTTCTTCAGATGAACTCAATGCCTTATCTTCAACGTATTCTCCGTCTTTCTTTTTCTTTAATTGATACAAATTCTCCTGCCAAAAATGACCGCAGAAACTACCGCCCTTGAAACGAAACAAATCGTACGCTTGACCTTTATGACCAAATCCTTTATTAACTCCTTTACGAGATGCTTTGTCAATATCTTCTAACCTATAAACAACGCCTTTTGAACTTCTGCTCATCATATTACGACAGAAATCTCTGCTTTTTCCTTTGGAATATTTTTCCTCATATGAATAACGAACCTTGTAATAACTTTTATCAAGTGACGATTCGCGCGACGGAAAAGAAGTAATGTAATCGTTAAACTTCTGCCAAGCACTTAATTTGATGGATTTCTTTGCCCAATCTTCAATTGGCTCATTATCTTCTGACCATTCTCGGCTGTCAATTAATTCCCACTCATCATTTATCTTGCTACCTTCTAAAGCGTCAAGCATTTCATCATCATCAAAATCTTCCTTTGACAATTCGATGCCTGTCTTTTCCTGTGCTGTATCAATATCTACTTCTTCGATTTCCATCTCGCTGAACTCAAGCGGCTGGCTTGTTAAGAAGAAAGTGTTTAGGCTTGCTCCGTTGAAAGATAGAATCGCGTTAACGGATTCAATGATTACTCGCTGCATTGGCTTAATCACCGTGTTGTCAAATAGCAAAGCGGCCATCTTGATCTCATCGGCGTTCGAACCCAAACCGCCGTTGTGCGGCAATCCAAAAAGCAAAGGTGAAACTACGCGATGCGATACCATTATTTTCCTACTTGCTTCTTCCGCGATAAATTGGTATTGATTATGAGCGTCAGGTAAACTTATCGATTCTATGCTTGCGGCAGTTTCTTGACTGTCGTTAAAAGCAACGATTACGCTATCTCCTTCTGTGCCTGTGAACTTGTCTTTTATCTTGGTTTCAATCATCCGCTGCTGGTCGTCTTCAGGGATGCCGTTGTTGAAGTTGATTATTGTCGATCCGCTGAACCTTGTGAAGATGTTGTTTAAGTGAAACTTAGCAAGTTCAATTTCAACGAATGCATAATCTAATCCGCTTTGATATTCGACAGGGGAAAAGTAATGGAATCCTGCTTTGTAAGGTTTGATAACCATAACCTCAAGACCTTCTTTGCTTTTTCCAAAACAAGGTATTCTTTGATGCTCATCATTGCGCCTCGCATTGGCCCAATCGTCGCAGTAATAGTAGGCGGCGATATAGCCCTCATCGTTCATCTTCTCAGGGCGAAGGTTCTGAATAGGCATATGCGCCACCTCCATTACTTTGGTGTGAGAAGTATCATAAATAACTTGGTATGCCGCCTGACCAAATGTGTAAAAATCATCACAGATTTTGCGCATACAGTCTTCTGTGAATAGCTGCACCATCATTGCGTACTCGTCAGGCTTGCTAGCGGCGTTTGTGGCGTGTAATCCACGCCCATAAATCATATCCGCTATGCCATTGATTAACGCGCTGTTGGTAGGCGACTCCTTCGCTTCAATCAACGTCTGATAATAGTTGTTATCTACGCCGTAAGCAACGAACTTCTCGCGCTTGTCCTCGCTAATCTGCGGCGTTGTATACTTGCCTAACTCTACTAAGCTGATGTTACTGCTCATATGATTACAAATTCGTTGTTAGATGGCTGTCCTGTGAACACATCTTCGTTGATGCTAAATTTAGGAAAGTCGGTTTGGTCGGTAATAAAGGACTTTCCGCGAAAGCAAAGTTCAGAGCCGTCCATTACTTCGATGATGTAATTCTGCGCGTCCACCAGAAGCGGAGAAAATGTGTTTGTGATCGTCAAGTAGCCGTTTAAATATGTAGCTGCGAAGTTGAATGTGTGTGTCAGCTTATTTTGCTGCTCACTTGTAAACGTGACATCTACATTTCCCGTCGGTTCAAATCTAGGAATGATCGTGAAGGTCTGCGATGCTGCTGATGTGGTTAAAATTACCATACACTATAAACGTAAAACTCAGATTTTGTTTCAAACAAAAAAGTAACCGATGTGATAACGTGTTTTAAATAACACGATTCCGTGTTTTAAATAACACGATTCCGTGTTGAAAAATGATACGATATGATTCGAAATGTAGGTTGTGCGCATAAAAAAGGCCGCCCATTTGAGCAGCCTCTTTTTTTAATATGTAGATAGATTAGCTAGTGACGATGGTCGTAACGCCCAACGCTGTCAACTGATCTGCAATAGAAGTTCCTGTTGCGGGAACACAAAAGTTCGCAGGTATTTTCTCCATTGCTGAAAACGTTAAAGTGTAACCATTCAAATCGCCCATTCCGCCACCTGTCGCGAAAGTTCCGCCCGTTACGTCACAGCCGTGATCTAAGCCGCAAAGCAAGAGATTTCCTTGATTGTCTTCAACCAAGATTTTCGGACGGCCATAACATAGTAACTTCAATTCCTTGTTTGCTTCCTTCGTCATCTTTTTCAAGGTGATGTTTAAAGCGGTCTCAAAGAAAGTAGTGCCGTTATCTCGGCTCGCATTAATTGTCTGCTCCAACGTATTGGTTGTAGCCTTCAATTCATACTTGTAAGCCGTTAACGCTGTACCTAAAACGTCAATCACATCGGTATCTGTCGTATCGTATGTGATGCCTGAAACAGGTAGCGTGTCGTAGTTAAAAATGTAGATGTTATTGATGCCACCAATTGCATCTTTGCAAGGCTCTATTCGGCCTGCTGTAATATCGCAACTCATTGATTTTGATTTTTAAAAAAAAAGGGCAAGCAAGCAATTGCTCACCTGCCCCAATTTAGGTTTGTATTAATTAAGAGTAGAGTACAATGTCCTGTACGACTCCGTACGTTGCTCCTTGAAAAAAGCGAGCAATGAATCTGAAGTTGTTTGATCCGTCAAGATCAGCCATATCAAGTAATCTTACTTCCTGAGATGCGCTCAAAAGAGATGTTCCGAAGAAAAGGTTGCTGGTTTGAGCAGCTACCATTTTATTGTCGGTCATTCCTTCTGCAACGAATACAGGTACTCCATTGAAGAATAGGTCAATCAAACGCTGATTTGATCCTCTGTTCTCGTAACCTGCTCCACCTACTCCAGCGGCAGCGTATCCAGCCAAATGCTCAACGTATGCCTTATAGACATTTTGCGAAACATATAATTTTAGATCCTCCTTGCCGTAAACTGCTGGTGGAATGTTTGCGACTACAAGCGACATTTGAGCCGCAACATTAGCGGCTGTGATAGCAACAGCAACGATGTCTTGCGCTGCTGGAAGTGCAGCATCAGCAGCAAGCTGAACTACCAATCCATCAAACTCGCCTTGATTGGCGGCAACACCCGACCAGATTGTCTGCTCAATTTTCTGAGCAACCTTTGATCCGATGTGCCCGATCATATAATCAGCTAACGTTGAAGGAACATCGCCTTGATTCGCGCCCATTGTTGC